GGTAAAACAACCGCACGAATAAGCGGAAGTCATTCAGTTCGAATCTGAATCACTAGTTGAAGTAGTAAGTAATGTATTGACACTGATAGACATTGAATGTTATAATCTGACGAGGTTATGATTAGTAGATGGAACGTTCGTTGAAATCCAGTAAACATTTTAATTTTTAATTCCAGAGTAGCTCAATGGTAGAGCATGCGGCTGTTAACCGCAGGGTTGGGGGTTCGAAACCCTCCTCTGGAGCCATTTTCAATAGTTTTTATATGATGTATGATATATGCTGATTAAGGGTTAGGCAGTTGATCAAATTGCAATAGTATGAACATAAAGTGCCTTAAGAAATTTAAATAATTTCATTGTTCATTATACATTATATAATTTTTCGGGGTATTATACTGATAAAGACGCAGAACGGTCTGTAAAACCGTTGCCTTCGGGCTGGGTAGGAGCATTACCTACATACCCCACCATTTTAAAGATTGTATGTAGCTCAGTGGTTAGAGCAGAGTACCTAACTATGGGGTAAGCCCGTAAAAATCTTATGTTAGGTTGTAAATATTAAAAATTCCATTACTCATATGATAATGGTTGTAAAAGTAGCCGTTGGTTCGAATCCAACCATACATCGTGATTTTGACAGGTGCTAGTGTACATGGCGTGGTAAAGGAGCAGTGATGCTGTTCCGAAAAGGTTCGATTCCTTTGACTTGTCAATTACTTTATTGGCTCAGTAGCTCCAATGTAGAGCAGAAGTCTGAAGAACTTCGTGTTGTCAGTTCAAGTCTGACCTGAGCCACCATTTTTTAAGAAGATTGTTGACGGACCATTTTCAAATTTATCATACTATTTATACTATATGATAACATTTAAGAGTTTAATGATTGAAGGTTTGAAGGATAGTGTATATTTGGAATCCAAGAGCAAAGCTGAAGTATTAGCTTTTATCAAGCAACATTATTTAAAAACATATCCTACAGCGGTTGCTGCAAATTATGGTGTTATGTATAAGAAGCCTGATGGCAATGTGGATATGGTGGGTGTTATTGTATATGGGCAGACTACCAAGCCACAAGATTTTGAAGAAATAGCTGTGGATGATGAAGGCAATAGTTTATTACAAAAGAATGAAGTATTTGAATTATTGCGATTATATTTGAAACCCGAGGCAAAACAAATACCTGAGTTAAGCAATTTGGCTTCTTATGTAATTGGTTTGGGTAATAAAAAGATTAAACAGGATTATCTCGAAGTAAAAGTTGTTATTACCAGAGCTGATAGTGGTCAAGGACATACTGGAGCTATATATCAAGCAACAAATGCAATTTATTTAGGCAAGAGCAGAGACGCAAAACGTTTGTGGGATAAAGCTCAAGGCAAATGGATTTATAGATTAAAACAAGTACAAAAGTATGGATTTGAAACTGGTAAACAGGCTACTGCCGATGCGAGAACCAATCCAAATAGTCCATTTGAGATAAGAACTGCTACGGGTAAACATATGTACATTTATATTTTATCAGGTACAAATTCAAGTGAAGGTAAGAGAATATTGGCAGGTCTAATTAAAGATATTCAGCCTTATCCAAAGAAACCAGTTAGTGCTTAAAGTTTTTTAAGAAGATTGTTGACGGGCGGATAAAGTGTGGTAAGATGATTATAGTTCGTTGACAATATTAGATACAGATTTTAATGCAAGTGAAGCTACAATAGACGGGCATCTGACTCTTAATCAGAATATTCGTGTGGGGGCAGTACCCACCACTTGCACCAATTTATGGATGTGTAACTCAACTGGATCAGAGTATTCGGCTCTTACCCGAAAGGTTGCAGGTTCGAATCCTGTCACATCCACCAATTTCACCAACTCTATGAAGCAGGTCGTGTGGTAAAAGAGATAGCGGGATTATTGTTGACGACGAACAATAACCGAATATGCATATGAGCTAACTATCGTGTTGGTGATAATTTCAACGGGTAACTGGCCCCGCAAGTGACTGCCGACCGGTACATTCGGTAAAACACAGAGACGGCGTGGAGAGCACAGCACCAATTTTTATGGAGTCAAAGCCACAATAGACGGGCACCCGGCTTTTAACCGGAATATTCGTGTGGGAGCATTACCCACTGGCTCCACCAATTTATGGCCATATAAAGTAATAGTAACCTAACCCTCTGTCTAAGGGAAGTCCGGGGAGCGTAACCCCGTATGGCCGCCATTTTAATTGGCTATTAGCTCAATAGTAGAGCATTCGACTGATAATCGAAAGAACACGGGGCGGTACCGTGATAGCCAACCATTTTAAATTAAAGTATGTATATGTGATATTTATATTTTATGATTAAGTTAAAAAATCTTTTGTTGGAAAATAAAATTGATTTTCAATCAATGATAAATGATATGAATATACAAGATTCTATCAAAAAGTTTGGTATTGAAAAAACAGAAGATTATTTTAATCAAATAGTTAATCGGATATTAGAAAGATTATTTGTATACAGACTAATTTCTCTACCAAGAGATGTAGATCCACTGAAAATACAAAAGTTGGGACAATACTGGACTGATAATTCTGAAACAGCATTGGACTGGATTAATAATTGGGAACACGATGATGACAAACCAATAATGTGTATTTTTGAGGCCAGTTTATCAGATAAGTCAATAATAAATTGGCCGCTTACAATAAATCACAGATTTGTATATATTTTGAGTGGTGAACCTGATGTAACAGGTGGTGATGAAAGAGAAATTGTTTTGAAAGAAAATTCTAGAATTCGTTTGTTAAGTTTGGATTGTTATGATATAAATACATCAAAGAAAATTAAAAGTTTGACGGTGAATTCTTTTAGACAAGTTTAACGCACTCGTAGCTCAATTGGATAGAGCAACTCGTTTCTACCGAGAAGGTTGCAGGTTCAAGTCCTGCCGGGTGTGCCATTTTTGCCTTCATAGTATAAAAGTATTACACATCATTGGTAATGATGAAACGTAGGGGCGGTACCTACTGGAGGCTCCATTTTTGTGATGTTTTATTTTAATTTGTATATTTATAGATATGATTAAGTTAAAAGAACTTTTAAATGAGATTGAAGAGGCGTGTTGGGATACACACAAACAAATTGGTATGAAAGAAAAAGGCGGAAGAATGGTACCAAATTGTGTTAAAAAAGAAGAGTTGGATGAAGTGGACGAATACGATGTTGTAAGTGAACAAGATATAGAAGAATTTGTTCAATTTATGAGAGAATATAAGCAACCATTATGTGAAGCTGAATATCGTGGTCGTAAAGTGAGACTTGGTAAACGAATGCAAGGTGATGTAAAGAAATTTAAAGTATACGTTAAAAATCCTAAAGGAAAAGTAGTTAAGGTAAATTTTGGATTTGGTGGATCTTCAGCTAAAGGTAAAAGAATGCCTATAAAAAAGAATAATCCAGCACGTAGAAAAAACTTTAGAGCAAGACATAATTGTGATAATCCTGGCCCACGTACTAAAGCTAGGTATTGGTCGTGTAGAGCTTGGTAACTTTTATATTATATTTTAAAAAAATATTTAGGCGTGTATGATTTATATATATAATAAAATAAATTTATGGAATCTACAAATGTTACCCAGAAGTTTTCGTTTACTAATAAAAAAGTTTTATATGCATTAATTTGCATATTTGTTTTGATATTGATTGTGTTATATTCACAATTTTCTTCGATTAACAAACACAACAAAGACTTATCAAAAAAGATCGGAAATCAAAATTTGATTGTGATGAATCAGACTTTATTGATTACTAATTTGACACAAAAAAATTCAGAATTATCAGTATTACTGAGTAATTATGATAGTAAATTGAGTATTTTACATACTAATATGATTGAATTACAGAGCATCACTGAAAAGTTAAAACTGTCCTCTGATGAAAAAGATATTAAGATTAAAGATTTGACTCAAGAAAAATCCGCACTTGAGTCTGATTTAAAATCTTTGCGTAATACACTTGTTAGTATGACCAAAGAGATTGTAGATTTAGGCGACGAACTTAAAGTTGCAAAGACTGATAAAGCTCAAAATGAGCTTCTATCTAAGATTGAATTACTTACAAAGGAACGAGATTTGTTAAAAAACAAGATAGTAGAGTATGAAAAAATTATAGAAGAATTGAAGAAAGAAAATGTGATTTTGGCTCAAAATTTGAGACAAAGTGTGAAAAAAAGTGGTTATGAATTTAAAAACAAATTGGGTGAGTGGCCAAAAGGTGGCGAGGTTTTAATGAGGATGTCAAGTTATCACACAAATAATTCTTTAAAAGAAAATAGTAATGTAAGTGAACCAAAACAAGATGAAAAACCTAAAAAAGTAGGTTTTTGGAAGCGTATTTTTGGTTCGGGTGAAACTGAATGATTTAATGCCTATATAGCTTAAAGGTAAAGCATCAATTTCGTAAATTGATAGATATTGTATCAAAAACAATTATAGGCTCCATTTAATGTCTCGTTGGTCGAGTAGTTAGGCGGCTGTCTGCAAAACAGCATTAGGTTGGTGCAAATCCAACACGGGACTCCATTTTTTATATATTTATTACTGTATGATATTATTAAAAGATTTATTGATAGAATCACAGGCGGTAATAACAGTATATAGAGGTGTTAGACCAGGATCACGTGATATTAATTTGGGCATCAACAGTACCAAGATAGGAGATAAATTGGTTGCAACGTTAGGGCCTAATTATACTGATAATTTAGATGTTGCTAAACGATTTGGCAAAGAAATAAAAACTACTAATTTAAGTGGGCCTGGGTTGGAATTGTCTCATTATAATGACATAATTAATTTATATAAGCAGTATGAAAGTATGTTACCGCCTGGTCTTGCAAAACAAATCAAATATAGTAGTGGACAAGAACAATTAGAGTTAATACAATTAGCAGGTAAAGAGTTACGTAGTATATTGAGTAAGAAATATGGATATATTAAGAGTCCACTTGCGGTAAGTGATGCTAATTATTTAAGTCAAAAAGGATTAACAGGAGATTTGTATATACCATTGAGATAATCAAACTACTTATTTAGGTATGGAAAAATCTAATCTCTATCAAAAGTTTTTGCAGTTAAAAAATGAAATAGAAAAACACAAATGGATAGAGAGTGAGAAAAAAGGTAATGATATAGGTTTTGAGCGAGCATTAGTTGATTGGATGTCTAAACACAGAAATGGTTGGTGTGAGAATATAAAGCAGAATAATTAAAATTAATATATTTATAATATATGACCAAAAATGATTTGAAAAAATTAATCAAGAGTTTGACAAAAGAAGTGTTGAACGAAGATTTTGACAATGCGGCCGAAGTAGAAAGTGATAAACTTACTGCTCATTTATCCGAAAATGATACTGATGCTAACATTAAAGATTTAGAAAAATTGTTAAAAAACCCAGATCCAAGTAGAGCGAAAGATTACGGTTCTTTAGAAAATTATAAGAAAATGTTGATGGGTAAAATTGCTAAATTAAAGAAACAAAAGAATGAAAGCAGTGATCCTTTTAGAGACATTGTAAAGAAGTATGCTAGTCTTTATAGAGATAGTGAACTTTCACGCAGAGAGAAGGAAGATTATTTTAAATGGTTACAAACCAACCAACCTGAGAAATTTAAAAAGGTTGTAGATAAGCTTAAGAAGAAGTAAAAATAGATTTAAATTTAAACAAGTGAAACGATTAATGTTAAAATTAATCGTTTTATTTTTTATTGACAATGAGACGTTAACAAGTATAATAAAGGTATAGTATGAATGAACTAAGTAAAATTGATATGGCGAATTTAGTCTTTAGTAATGACAAAAAGGCTAAAATCAAAGATGTATTGTGTTCTAAGTATGGCGCAACTGACGTACAATATAGAGATCTAACGTATGGTATTTGTATTGATGTTGTTGGCACTGATAGTTTTAGTTTTGTAAAGAACGCAATACTAAAAACATTGGATGTGCATGAAGAAACTTTGTCCATCTTGGGTGAAAGTAAGAGAAGTATGAAAGCTTCTTATGTTTATTTACCCGAAAAGGATAAAGTTTTGAACAAACGTCTCAAGAAGTTAAAAACCGCATAAATAAATAAGTTCTTATTAGATTATAAAAACTATATATATATTAGTTGATAAAAAATTATTCTGAAAAGTGCATTTTCGTGTCTTTTCAAAATAAACGTTAAGCTGTTCTTAACGTGGATAGTAAACATAAACAAACAAAATAAAGGATAGTTAAATATGAAGAAAGTATTAGTATTAGTGTCATTGTTGACCGCTCTAGCTGTATCTGCTGGAGATAATTCAAACATCTCAGTTGAAGCTGGGTACAATAACCAATACATCGTTAATGGTGTAGCTCGTTCCGAGGGAACAGCGTTTGTTGGTGTAGGTGCTGTAAAGAGTCTAAAGTATGCAGATGTATACTTGGGTGGCACTCTTTTGGCCAATGGCGACCTTGATCAGTCACACTGGACATTGGGTACGGGTAAGGAAGTTAGTGTATGGAAGGATGTATTTTCCGCACGTGCTGATGCTACTGTAACTCGTCACCAAGCTGGTAATTTTGGTATTCCAAACAGTACTGAGTTTGGTGTCAAGTTGGCTCTACCAAACAAGTTGGCAACTCCTTATGTACGTGGATCATTTGACATTGATTTAGATCAAAAGGGTGCATTTGTTGGTTTGGAACGTGCTCAAAAGTTACCATTTGGATTTGTAATCACGCCTGCTGTTGAATATGGTAAGGTATTTGGTGCATCCAGTGATTACACTGCTGTAAATGCCAAGGCATCATTGACTCGTCCATTCGAAACTTCATTTGGTGTATTGACTCCATTTGCTACTGTTGGATGGTATGATAATAATTTCAAGGTTGGCAATTATAATTGGGCAACCCGTGAATTTAGTGGAGATGTAGTATATTCTGGTGGTTTGAGATTGACCTTCTAATCTAGACTACAATAGTGTTTTAAAACCCGCTTAGAAATAAGCGGGTTTTTTATTTTAATAGTCTATTTATAATTAAAGAAAGGTTTATTTTATGTCATCAACAAGTGGATCAAGTGGTAGTAGCGGAATAGGCACTTCCTCATTAAAAACAATAGTTGTTAAATCAACATCTGTCGTAACTAAATTTATATCCAATGCATTATTTCCAAAAGTAATACGCGGTATACCAGTGGATAGTAGTAGCAGTAGTGGAATAGGTGGTAGTAGTGGAATAGGTGGTAGTAGTGGATCAAGTAGTACTAGCGTATCTTCTGATGGTATGCGTACTAAGTGGACATCGAATATTAAATCCACACTGATAAAAATGATGGTAACCAGTAAAGATCGTAGTTTATTTAGTGCGTTCATCCAATCCACTTTTTCTTGGGTTCGAAATTCAGCTTCTTGGGTCATATCTTATCAATGGACAGGTACTGCTGCTGGTATAAATGGACTTGGTGGTGTTGGTGGTGGAACTCTTATCACTAATAAGCATGTTTTATTGTCTGCACACGTTCCTTATTTGCCAAATTCAGAAATCTTTTTTGTTAACGACAATAATACCACTTTCAAGTACAATATTATTAAAATAGACAATATTGATGGAAGCGATATTGCAATTGGAACTCTCGACCAAACTGTTGATAGTAGTTTGAAGATATATTCAGTGTTACCCGACAACTGGCAACAGTATATCAAAACTGAAATTAATAATGTGATGGGAGTACAATTCATAACTTTACGATTACCTGTGTTATTCCTCAATCAAGACAAAAAAGTTTCAATTGGAGATATGACACGATTGATTGATGCAGTTGCTGATGTAGAATCTTCAGTATTTGGTACATCACAATCGTATTATGAAACACAAAGAGTTGGTGATTCTGGAAATCCAATATTTGTGCAAGTAGGCAATGAACTGGCACTGTTGGGTGCATGGTATAAAGTTGGATCTTTTGCTTGGGTAATCAGTAGAAAAACTCAAATTGAGTCTATTATTGGTCAAAAACTGAACGTAATTAATATGACTGGATTTGAGAAGGTATCTTAAAATTTAATGAAAATGTATTAAATAATTTTGTTGATTTCTGTTTGTAACTACTATATATTATTACGAATATGAATTTAATTTCACAACCTAGTCAAGCCAGTCAACTCCCATCCGGAAGTTGAGTGAGTGGTTGTTTGCTATAAAGATCCAACCCGTCACTCTACGAAAAAAGAATGACGGGTTTTTGATTTTAGTGGTTGACAATTTGAGAAGGTATGGTAAATTAGAAATATAACGAACGGGGTTGAAACTCTATCTGATGTCCCCAACGAAAGTTAAAACATTTGATCGGTCACTGGGTGTTATGTTTAGTGCAGAACCCAACTGGCGATAATTAAAAATAATTAATTAACGATTTTTAAATGGGCGGTTAGCTCAGTGGAAGAGCAGGACCTTTACACGGTCAAGGCCAGAGGTTCAAATCCTTTACCGCCTACCATTTTAATCGGTCACAAGTGTTACGGTAGCATACGTGCTTTGGGAGCATGGGGAGACAGTTCAATTCTGTCGTGGCCGACCATTTTATTGGGCATATGACGTAATTGGCAGCCGTGCGAGTCTTAGAAGCTCGTGGAGAAATCCGTGGGGGTTCAAGTCCCTCTATGCCCACCAATTTTTTATGGATGATAGGCAGATATAAGCTGGCTGCACTAGTCTTGAAAACTAGGTCCGTCTAAAAAACGGAGGTCCGGGCAGTACGGACATCATCCGCCATTTTAATACAACTCCACTTGACAATGGAACCGAAGACTGATAATATCGTCTCTTGAAGAAATCGGAGTTTGTCAAAAGATTTTACGGTGAGGTGTCTGAGCGGTCTAAAGAGACAATTTGCTAAATTGTTGTGGCCTAAAAAACCACCGAGAGTTCGAATCTCTCCCTCACCGCCATTTTTTGCGTGTGTAACTCAGTTGGTAGAGTACGAGTTTTCCAAACTTGATGTCGTGAGTTCAAACCTCACCACACGCTCCATTTTTAGTAACTGGGGATTTGCATAATGGTAGTGCGGCAGACTTTGAATCTGCTTGTGGTGGTTCGATTCCATCATCCCCAACCAATTTAATCGGAATGTAATGTCAATAGTAGACGGCCTGGTTTGGAGCTAGGAGGTTGCAGGTGCGAGTCCTGTCATTCCGACCATTTTAATCGGGGTATGTGGCTACACGGGTGTAGCACTTGCTTTGCAAGCAAGTTAAATATTGGCGTTCAACTCGCCCATACTCCACCAAACTTAATTTGAGTATCTAGGCGTTTTTGACTCCACACTTCTATTTATTAGTATGAATACATTAAAAATAAAGTGTAACGGATGTAATATTGAATTCTTAAAGAATAAAAGTGAGTATGGTAGACAATTAAGAAATGGAAATAATAATTTTTATTGTTCTTCTAAATGTTGTGGAAAATATACATCGAATGCTCGTATAAAACATTCTAATATTGAAAGAGAATGTTTGTATTGTAAATCTAAATTTGTATCTACAACACATAAACGACATAAAAAATGTTGCAATAAATTATGTGCAAAAAAGTATGCTCAGAATTTTGTAAAACCTGATAAAATATCAAAAACTTTAAAAACATATTATCAAAATAATCCACATATAAAAATATATGAAGATAAAAAATGTGTGTTATGTGAAAATTTATTTAGTATACAAAAGTTTAAAACCAGAAAAACTTGTTCAGAAAAATGCTTTAGAAAATTGATGTCAGTTAATTCAACCAAAAATCCTAATTGTGGTGGTGAGACTAACTTTAAAAAATATAAATATAATAATATTTGGATGGATTCAAGCTGGGAAGTTAATATTGCAAAATGGTTAGATATTAATAATATTAAATGGATACGAGATAGAAAAATTAATTTTATATGGACTGATGTTGATGGAAGAAAAAGAAGATATTATCCCGATTTTTATTTACCTGAACACAATTTGTATTTAGATCCAAAAAACAAATATAAACTTGAAAAAGACAGAGACAAAATATCAAGAGTTATTTCTGAAAATAATATAAAATTGATATATGGTCTTGAAGAAAATGTAATTTGTGAATTAAAAAATTGTATTTCTAAAAAATCAACTATATATTAATGTTGAGAGCGCGGGTATGATGTAGTGGTAGCCTGCAACCTTGCCAAGGTCGATGTGCCGGTTCGATTCCGGCTACCCGCTCCAATTTCAGTTCTTTTAAAATTTTATGGGGATGCGTAGTTTCGACATAGATAAATATCTATTGTTAGGCACGTAGAGGATAATAGTTGGCCTCTTTAATACATCTATTACAACATTAACTGCTGAAGATAATGTAATCAGCTACGACTTCTCTTATGATGACGTAGCCGTTGCGGCCTAAGTTGTCGCACCATCTGACACGATGAAGTCTGATATTTGTGTTGGGTGTAAATTATTGGACTGGACCAAATGTTTGATTTGCGCAAAATGGTCGAGAAATTAGTAAATCTTAAGGGTAATATTTTTAGATATTTTTCATTATATACCCCTAACAATTTAAAATATATAAACGTGTAGTCTGGTAATAATAATTTTTTATGGACGCGGGGTGCGACTCCCCGCCATCTCCACCATTTTATTCAGGTTCAAAATCAATGTAGCTATCAATAATCAACACTCCACTATCATTGATGTAACCTTCTTCAATTAAATACTTCGTGATTCGTTCTCTACAACAATCATCCTCGTATAGATCACATTTTTCTGGATGTCTTAGTACAACAAATCTGTTAGCCCAAACTGTTATATCGTGATTGTTTATACTAACTTGGTGAAAATTAATCTCTTCCATTAACTATAAGTATATTTATACAGCAATGAAAAGATATAGTTTATTATACGAATCTAGCATATATGATTATCTAGTATGGGAACCAACTGGAAAATTACAGTATATCGCCGATGAGTTAGATAAAATTCCTACAGACAGTACTAAACTTTATAGAGGAATGTCTGAGAAAGAATATAATATTTTGAAGAGTACTGGTAAAGTTACTTCAAAAGGTAGGGGAAATACCCGAAACATTGTGGGTAGTTATCTAGCGAGTGATTTTAAATTGGCAGCTAGATTTGCCTTGGTCAATTACAGAGACAAAGGAGAAGGTATAGTAGTAGTAATAGATAAAAGTAAGTTACCCGATTTAAAAAATGTAGATCCAGGCAATTATGTTACTAGTTATATACCGATAGAAGCAGTAACCAAAATTATAGACTTAAAACAGTTATGAGTAATATTAAACTAACAAAGGCTGAAGCCGAAAAGAAAGTATATCAACTAACCGAAGATCTCTTACACGTTAAGAAAGACTTCAAGGATGTAGCTGCTGGCTACAAAGATCGCATGAAAGAAATTGAATCTGAAATTAAAGCGATTGTAGAAGAAGCTTCAATTGGAGATCCAACTAAATAAAACAAAACCCGGTCTTTCGACCGGGTTTTTTATTACTGTTGTTTAGGAGCGGGTTTAAACGTACCGTCTTTTAAATTGAGGCTGCCATCACCGTATTTTGTAGCTAAATTATTCAATAAACCTTCTTCTAATTTTTGAATATCTTTCCATTCAGCGAGAATTGCGGTTCTTCTATCAGTTAGTTCTGTTTTGGTTTGTTCCAATTCGATTTCTTCTAATTGCAATTGACCAAGTTCAAATATTTTCTGTTGATATTTGGATTGAACTATTGCGATTTCTTGCATTTCTTGTTCTGTAAATTTAGTAACATCACTCATAATATTTTCATATACATATCTAATAATCTATTTTGTAAATTATTATATTGTGTTATTTTGATAAAGAGGTGATTGCATTTTTTACTTTGGGATCTACTACCAAATCTTGTGTATTTTTATTAACTATCGCTTTTAAGAATTTCTTTAAAACACCCATCAACATTTTATCTTCATCTGAAGACAACTTACTTTTAGAAAGTTCTTTTAATAACATTACCATTGCAGGCAAACTTTTATTTATAGCTTCAATTATAGATGTGGATTGTGCTAATAAATTGGTCGATGTGTTTCCAGATCCCACCGATTCTTGTTCATTTATTTTACCAATTAAATCTTTGACCTGAGAAATTGACGGAGTGTTGTTTAATTCCCATAAAAATCTTTTGATAAATTTTTTCTTTAATTTTTTGGCTATAGGTTTATTTTCAACCGAAATAAAATCAAGAAGTCTTGTTGATTCTAATGAATTTTTTAAAGTGGAAAAATATCTGCTTACACTTTTATTCATTTGTAAATCTTTGCCTAATCCTTTTTTGAGTTCGGATTGAAGTCTTATTAATTGTGAATAATAAGCCCCAAATTTATTTATTTCATCAGGTGTCAATTTATCTTCTTCTACACCTGTTGTGCCTGTTGTACCAGCAGTGCCTGTTGTACCAGCAGTGCCTGGATCACTTGGCGATGATACATTTGAAAAAGCATCTTTTATAGATTTGCCAGCTTTTAATACAGTATATGTTGCATATAATTTATTGAAAATATCACCTATGCCATTTTTATGTAAAATGATATAAAGTTTTTTAAGTTCGTATGGTTCAATACCTAATGAAGGTGTAATTGATTTAATTATCGTTTCGAAATTATTTATAAATTCATTTTTTCTACGACTATCATCCCAATAAGATAATTCATCTATTTCTGTTATAACAGGAGGAGTTCTTATAACAGGCGGTCTAATAGGCAATTCTATATTTTTAGGTATTATTTTAGTATCATTTGTTATATTATTTAAAACATTCTTGGCATCTACTGGCAAATTGTTATATAAATTATCAAAATCTTGTTTTATTTTACTTACATTTATTTGTTTTAAAATAGTACCATTACCAATATCATCGCCAAAATTTAAATCATCAATCTTTTTACTTTGATATCCAGATCTTCCTTGTGTGCCTGTTGTGTCTGTTGTGCCTGTTGTGCCTGTTGTGCCAGCAGTGTCTGTTGTGTCTGTTGTGCCTGTTGTGCCTGTTGTGCCAGCAGTGTCTGTTGTGCCAGCAGTGCCTGTTGTGTCTGTTGTGCCAGCAGTGCCTGTTGTGTCTGTTGTGCCTGTTGTGCCTGTTGTGCCAGCAGTGTCTGTTGTGTCTGTTGTGCCTGTTGTGCCTGTTGTGCCTGTTGTGCCAGCAGTGTCTGTTGTGTCTGTTGTGCCTGTTGTGCCTGTTGTGCCTGTTGTGCCAGCAGTGTCTGTTGTGCCAGCAGTGTCTGTTGTGCCAGCAGTGCCTGTTGTACTTCTTACCGATTTAATCTTATTTGATAAATCTATCAATTGTGTTGCATATTGAATTATTTCGGGGGTAATTAAATCTTTACTTGGCCCATTTGTGAGATCATTAATAAGATTTTCTTTGGTTGATCCTATTTCACTTGCAATACTAGTTAAAAGAGCATCTACATTTTTATCCAAAACTTCAAGATCGTTAGGTGACAATTCTTTTTTTCCACCTAAACCCACTGATCCTTTTAATTTATCTAAAAAACCAGCTTCATTTAAAAATTCTTTATACAACTCTTCGGTGTAATTTATTTCATTCATATTATATATATAGTTTTTTAATCAACGTCTTGTATACTGATTCTTTTACTGATTGAGCATCTTCTGCGCCTGCTTTTGCAGCCAATTTGGCTAACTCATCTGCATTGACAGGATTTCCCATAGACTGAGCCAGGCTCATAGCTGCATATGCATTTGATGCTTCTTTGGGTGTTAAATAATCAATAACACTCTTGCCGTTGATACTCACAGGTACGTATCCTCTTAATTGAGCACTCAAATTAAGTGTCTGTGGTCCAACACCTGAGAAAAACTTTTCTTTGTCGATGATGCCAGCGGCCAATGCAGTCTTCAAGATTCTATATTGAGTTTCGCCTCCTTTACCCGATACCAAAAACTTTTGCATATAGGCATCTGCTGCGTTTGCATCTCCGCCCAGTGCGAGTTTTCCAAGTTCTTTTATAGACTTTCCAACAATTGTTGCATTAGTTGCATCTGCTGCAGCTACATTTAATAAATTTTTAGGTAATCCACCCGCGCTATTTATAACATCGGCAATTTCTTCGTTGTCTGTAAATTTAAGGTAGGTTTTTATATCAGGATAATTTGACTCTTCTGCTGTCTCTTTAAAACTTTTATATAATTCTGCATTTTTTCTGATAATAGTAAGCAACGTTGTGTCTCCGCCTCGTCTTGCGCTCACCATTAATTTTGATACATCAACTTCAGATACTTTGACATTTCCGCTCAATATAGATGCATCTGAGACCTGATCTGTTCCTGGTGCGCCTACAAAGTAAGATTTAGCGCCATCAATGAATCCTCCGCCTTTGAAGTAACTAAATAATCCTTTTGTAAGTGATCCACCAACCAATGATAAACCTGTGACTGTTAATGCCTTTTTAAACGCATCTCCCCAGGATTCTTTTTTGAGATAATGACCAGCAATTGTTCTTATTAATAAACCAACTAAAACGCCGATTACCAATGATGTACCTACACTAGCACCTGCGAATGATACTGATAACATTTTTGTAATGTTGATTAACAGACCAATTATTGTATTGGTCCATTTTGGATTCAACTTTGTAAAATCTTGTAATTTATTGAGCAACGATGTTCCAGAAGAATCGTTCTCATATGTTATGGATCCATCGGGTGCTCTTTTTGCAATTTTCATACTTGGACCCAATTTGGACATTATCATTTGCCAAGCGGATCCTTGTTTTTTTGCATCCAAAATATCTGATTTTAATGAAGATGACCAATTTACAAATCTATTTAATGCATTTACTACAATCGATTGAAATAGGTTCATTGCAATCTGACCGGCTTTACCACCTAATTCTTTTGTTTTTAATGCAGCCTTTTGAATGATGCTTGGTTCGGCTCCAATATTTTTTGGTATGGATGTGTCTTTTAGTCTCACATCAGATCCAACATTATCTAGATATTGTTTATTATCACCGTGAAATTTATTGATCAGTGATAATATATTTTTTGAAGTATCAGCCGTTGATACTGGATCTGTAGCGGCTTCTACTAACAGTGATATGTCTGAAATTTGTTGATTGCGTTTGTATATTTCTCTTAATGTTTTACGAGTACCAACACTTAGTTTAAATTCTGCTAAATGTAGAGTGTTATTTTCTATACATTCGTGTAGAATAGCTAATTCTTTTAACATTCGGTTGAATGTAAATTCGGATTTTTTTAAATTATCAATTTCTTGTTTAGATAAATTCGGATTTAACAATTGATTTTCTTCCAATAAAGCTATCATATTTATATAAATATCTCGGTGTAAATAAAAGTTGATTAAAATAAAGTTGACGTAATCGCTATTTGTATGTATTATTAGATTATGTTCTAAGGCTGGTAATCTTAGAACTCGAAAATATATTACCACATTTAAATATTAAATTATAAATTAGTATGACAGTTAAAAGTGATAGTGTTATGGATAACAATATTAAGTACGTAATCCTACGTGATGGCAGACGAGTTTCAGATTTGGAATATCCATCCAAGGATGAAGCTAAAACTGAATATGATCATTGGTCTTCAATTCTTAAACGATGGCCAGATGGTTCTAAAATTGAAATTGTAGAAGTGAAAGGTAAATAATGAGTGGTAATATATTTGGTCTGAAACAGAAGATTAACGCAGCTAGTACAGAAAAAGAAGTACTAGATTTGTTGCAGATAAGCAAAACATACGTAGATGCATCTCCAGAAACAATTCGTTCTTGGAAAAATGCTTCTGCGAAAAAGTTACAACAGTTAAATTCGACTATTTCGTCAGTAGAAAAGGTTGAAAATGATAGTGATAAACCAGTAAAAAAGAAAAAGAAAAAGTAAGATTTAACCAAATTGGTTCTGAAAAGACGTTACTTCGGTAACGTCTTTATTTTTTCCTATATACTTATATATGATGACAGATAAATACTCTTCATTAACTTTGCCATCTGATTATGGTCAGATGGAGAGTTTGATTAAAATCAATAAAATTAAATTGATGGAACAGGTTGTTTCGTCAATATGTTATGCGGTGGAGAACAATTTGAATGCGATAGAGGTCTTTAATTTTAAAGACTCCGATTTCATAGTAGTATTAGACCGCAATTCTTTCGAAAGTAATTTAAATACTATTTATAATTACTACATCTCATCTGAGGTATATGAACATTGCGGTCGTGTTTTAAATATCAAACAACAACTAAACCAAAAAAATGAGCAAGAAAAAAGACACAAGTCCAAAGGTTCACCAAAACGAAAAAATTAGAGAATCAGTTAGAATAGATGAACGATCTCTTACCCCAAAACAAATTGAATTATTAAATTTACTACAAAATAAAACAACCAAACTAGTCTTTATATCTGGCCCAGCTGGAACTTCCAAAACATATACATCAATATTAGCCGGTTTAAACTTATTGAATCAAAAAAGAGTGAGTGAAATAGTTTATGTACGAAGCATAGTAGAAAGTAGTGATAGCAAATTAGGATTTTTACCAGGTGAAATGGATGAAAAAATGAGTCCATACATTCAACCATTGATCGATAAGTTAGAAGAATTATTGCCAAAACACGACATTGATAAGTTGAAAAAAGAAGAACGCATTCATGGATTTCCAATCAATTTCTTACGCGGTTTAAGTTGGAATGCTAAATGTATCGTAGCAGATGAAGCTCAAAATATGACTAAAAAAGAATTAACCACATTGATCACACGTGTTGGCGAATTTAGTAAGTTATTTATCTGTGGCGATCCTGATCAAAGTGATATCAATGGTAAAAGTGGATTTGTACCGATGATGAACATTTTTGACGACGAAGAAAGTAGAAATAATGGCATTTATGTGTTTAAATTCGACGAAGAAGACATTGTTCGAAGCGGTTTAGTAAAATTTATATTAAAAAAACTAAAAAATGTTGGGTGATTAATAATTATTAATATATTATGGCGATAGTATCCAATCAAGGTAGAACCGTTCCCGAATTACCAACATTAACATCTGGTAATATTGGAAACAATGATTATTTGATCATACAAAATGTAAGTAGCAATTCAACTAAAAAATCTACTGTAAATAATTTTGTACAAAAGACCGGCGATCTTTTAACCACATTCAATAGCTTAAATTTTGTAGGGCCAAACAACACTTATACAGGTTCTTTTAGAAGCTTTGAAAGTGACAACTATTCTGTCATAAGTCAAAAAGTACCAAATCTATTTAAAAGAGCCATAGTAAGCGATTATCTTACTATTGGATACAATCCATCCGCACCAACGTTTTTGGGAATCTACGCAAAGACAATAGATGTTAATCAATCAGTTGGCGGTGGCGGTAATATTACCTTTACTGGAAATAGTTTAAGTAGTCAAATAACAATTTTAGATTATCCAAATGGATTGAATCTTGAAAACACGCCTTTTAAGATTGAACAAATCACAGCTAGTATTGGTATATCAGGCAGTTTAAAAGGTCGTTTATTGGGTAATGTAACAGTTGGCACAGGTAAAAGTTCATTTAACAATGTAGACGTAAATAATGATTTATACGCTGCATATGCTGAAATAGATTTAGTCGCTATAAACGATGGGTCTATCGGCAGTGTAACTATAGATAATTCGCCAATTGGAACAACTACACCTTCAATTATATCTGGTTCAAAAATCTATTCTCAAAATGGATTCTCAGGAGTATTTTCTGGTAGTGGCAATATTTCAATGACTGGTAGTTTAAAAGGAAAGCTAACAGGCAATGTAACAGCTAATTCGGGTATCAGTACATTCAATAATATTTCTGCTGCTAGTATATATTCTAGTGTTTATATTGAATCACCATCATTTGTAGGTACATCTAGTTACTCTTACAATGGAGTTGGCGAATTGTCTTCTCTATCCAGTAGCTACGCACAAACATCAAGTATGTGTATGTCAACTACTGCTGACACAGCTTCATATTTGAATTGGTCTAATCTAACAATAAATGGTACCGCTAGTTATTCTTACAATGGAAGTGGAAAGTATTCCTCTTTCTCAAGCAGTTACGCACTTACTTCGAGTAAAGCTATAAGCAGTAGTTATTCTACAAGAACTACAAGTGCTTCATACGCATTAAGAGCTTCAACTGTACTTGGTACAGTTGATAATGCTTTGAACGCCATAACAGCTGATTCATCTACTACTTCATTGACATCCTCTTATTTATTAAAAGGATCTTTAAATAGTTCAAGTGCAATACCATACTTTGACAATAACAGATTAACAACTGCTCCATTATTTTACAAAAATGAATTTGGACAAATTAATTTGTATATATCAGCTTCCGCTAAATATGCACAATCCAATTTTGTAGTGGTTAATAGAGGATCAGGTACATCAAATTCATCGGGATTAGTATTACATAATAAAAATAGATCTACTGGATATCCAAATCAAGATCAGTGGTTTATATCATCTGTTACCAGTGGTAGTTTGACATTGAGTATTACTACAGGTTCATATCACCTTAAAAATAGTACAATTACATCTAGAACTACAAATCTGGCAGGTACAATGGCAGCGATGAAACAAATTCGTAATGGATTTTATTTCTGGCCATACATTAATACGGATTCAGCTGCAAGAGATGGATCTGTTGGTATAGGTGTAACTCCTCCGGCTGAACCAACTGGTTCTATAGATAAATATTTACGAGCTAAGTTACAAATCAGAATGTTTAGTGGAAGCAACCAAGCTGCTAACGTTAAAGGATCTGTGTTGGCCGGCAACTTTGTAGGCGGAGCGCCTGTTGGTGTAGAAAACAAACAAACCGCAATATTGGTTCAATATGGATCTAGTAGTTTCGCAAATACATTTTATGTATCCAGTAGCGGTGATATGCGTGCGTATGGATCCATCAGTGGTAGCAAGATATATTCATATGGAAGTATCAAAGTTGATAATGGTTCATATATTTCCAAAACAGATAGTGCTATTATAACTGGATCTTTTAAAGGCAATTATCAAAAAGATCAAACAACTGTAAGTGCTACTGTTGCAGCTGCAACAACCAATTTGAGTTTTGATGATTATGATATGATTTATCTAACTGCTACAGCTGCTCAAACATTTAATGTAAATCTTACACAGAAAAAAGTATGTTATCTATATTTCTATAATAATAGTGGCGGAACATCATTTACTTGGACTACAAGTACACCTAATTCATTAAAATGGCCAGGTGGATCGGCGACCAATCCATCAAATGGATCTAGAGATCTATATTCTATAGTATTAATGGGAAGTGAAATTCTCATTAATAGAATCGCAGCTTCTTATTCTTAATACTTTATATTTATAAAATATGGCAACTCCGTGTAATAGTTTAAATGTCCAATTAATAAAAGTCAGCGATCTTGCTAGCTATAATAATATAAAAGCTGCAGATCAACTGATGCTTATAGAAAATACAGCTGGTTCAAAATATTCTAGAAAATCTACTCTTTCAGATTTGAAGAATTACGTTAATTCAGATGGTATATCTGGTTATACAACCTCTTTATTTAATACTACAACTGATTCAAATAGTTTTTATACACGTAATTCAAATATATTTTCTTTTTCTCATGGATTTTCATCAGTACCATCTATAACCAGAGTGGTTTTACAATGTCAATCAAATGATGGACGATTTGTTATTAATCAAGAAGTTGATATATCTTCATTTTTTAATAATCAAACTAAACCAATTTGTAGTATTGCTTCAAGTTCCAACAATATATTGGTAATAGTTCCTACATATACTAGTATTAAAACATATGATTATAATAGTAGTACTAGTATTGTAAGTGAATATAGCATTGATCCAACCAAATGGTACATTAAAATATACGCCTGGAAGTAATTATGTCAACCACCTGCAATTTAATACAACAAGTAAAAATTAGTGATTTATTAAGATATAATACACTAACAGCTAAAGATTTAATATTAACAATTGAATCTGGTTCGTCAAATGATTTATATTCTCGAAAGAGTACATTTGGCGATATTGTGACGTTTTTAAAATCGGTAACAGGTTCATACACAGGAAGTTTTTCAGGATCCGCAAAAACATTAAGAGGCACATTTACAGGTAGTTTCACAGGCAGTTTCAAAGGAAAACATTCAGGTAGTTTTAGTGGTAATTTTAATGGCAGTAATACAGGTAGTTTTACAGGAAGTTTTAAAGGATTGACCACAGGCAGATCCAACACATCTGGATCATTGAGTGGCAGTTTTAGTGGGTATGTATTGACCAAAAAAGCAAATGCTAGTGGAAGTTTCAGTGGAAGTTTGTATGGAACTATAATTAGTAAAAACTCTAAATTGACTGGTAGTTTCAATGGAACTTCAAGAGGTCGTTTTTCAGGAAGTGTTTCGGCTAGTATAAAAGGTTATATTAGTGCTTCAAATCATTATAACGCTAATAGAAAAGTAGCATTTTATGGTACGGCTAGTTGTGCTAAAACAGCATCTTATGCTTTGAATTTAGGGGGATTAGTATCTGGAACGGGTACTTCAAATCAATTTACTTATTGGTCTGGTACAAGTGCGTTGGGATCTACCAATTATATTGTAAGAAATAGTACTATTAATAATTTAGGTAGTATGCCTGCGGGTAGAATTACAGTTAATAATCCTTTACAATTTTCCGCTGTAGGCGAACAGATTATTCAAAACTCTTCATCGGGACAATCTATATCTGGATTAGGATTGCAAACTTCTAATAATTATTTAAGAGCCGCTGCTAATTTTGCAATTTATTATTCGGGATCTCATGTAAATACATCGGCTTTATCAGGCAGAGATGTAATTTGGCAATCAGGTAAATCTGGATGGGGAGTATTGGGTGTAAGACAAAGACTATTAAGTATAGGCAATATAGTAAGTTCTGATAATGTAAATGCTCAATTGCACTTACATTTAAGCGGATCTACTGGTTGGCCAACAGGATACAATCCAAATTCAAATGTATTTTTGATCACATCAGGAAGTAGTCAAACCAAATTATTACGTGTGAGTGGTAGTGGTCAGTTGGATGTAAGAGGTGATATAGTTGCACTATCCACATTCGCTTCATCAGATATAAGACTCAAAAATAACATTAAACCTATAGAAAATGCTTTATCCAAAGTTAATCAGATAAATCCAATTGAATTTAATTGGAAATCAAATGGAAAACAAGATTTTGGTGTTAGTGCTCAACAAATCGAAGAACTGTATCCTGACTTGGTAACTGAAAATATCGAGGGGTATAAAGTTGTAAAGTATAATCCACTTATCGCATTGTTACTAAAATCTATTCAAGAACTACACAAAGAAGTTCAAGAACTAAAAAATAAGATCAAATTTTAATATATATAGGATATATGCCTGTCAATATATTAAACAGATCCGGCCCGTTGAGTTTCAAAAGCGAAACCAATAACAGCGAAAATCTTTCGATTAATAGTTTATTAAATAACTTTTATAATCCAGGTTCAAATAACTTTTCTATATCACAAAGTTATTATCAATTGGAAAATAGGATTGGTAATTCAAACTCCGATTCACGAACAATTAATATCACAAAAGCTTTAGGTGTTGGATTCATAAATAAAGACAATAGACGACCAATAAAGTTTAGTGAATTTTATGGAGCTTCTTATATAAGTAGTTCGTTCAATGTAGCTGCGTCTACTGGTGTTGCTACTGTTAAAATTTATTCTCCAAGTGTAGTACAAAATAATAACTTTTTGACCAATAATATACAGGATAAAATTTATCAATACACATTATACTCTAAGTCAGATGTTACCACGCCTATTGTAGATTCTGGATGGAATAAGATGTTTTCTTATGCTAAATCCGGTGACAATGTTGAATTATTTTATAATTTAATTAATACAAAAGCATATAAATTAGTTTCTAAAGATTGTTTGTCAAATGCATTTTCATCTAGTATGTTTATAGGCACTTGTACAAGTACAGTTGTTGATAATACAACATATACATACACATTGTCTGCCGCAGATTTACCAACCGCATCTTCTTTATTGTTCCAAAAAATCAACAGTGATAAAACATCAAATGGTTATACAAATACGAAAATAACAGATTTGTCTAATATATTGAATAACCTAAATAGCTTACTACAAAATCCAAATATTACAACTTATAAATCGAGTGGACAACTTTTGCCAGTTATATCTTATAAAGATAATTTGGGATACAGTAGAACGTTGACTTTTGACGGGTTGATTTTACAAAAATCAACCACACCGGATGGTCCACTTGGATATTTTTATACTGGGTTGGTAACCGCTACTAGTTCGGGCGGAACAAATCCTATACATGCATATTCTTTTGAAAATACATCTACATTTGGTCAAATTACACTTTATATTTTAGGCACTCAAGATTCAAACGCATCATCTTGTACACCACCGCCAACGCCGACAACAGTTGGAAATTTTCCAACAAATATTTCATTTACAGGCCCAAGATGCGGTTATTTAGATTGCGGCGATGGTTATACTCAACCAGTATGTAATCCAACTTCTACCACGCAAATAAAACATAGTGGTAGCTTCATAATCACGAATAATAACAATGCGGAAATGTTAGCTACCATTAGTCCAACTTGGACTAACTTAGATGGAACACCTTTAAATTCATTAATTAGTACAGTTGATTTTACTCCAACTGGCATGTTTTCCATTTCAGCTAACAGTATACGTAAAATTAGCATTGGCTTTGGGCTGTCTAACTATGAAAATACACTTCAACCAAAAACTTTTACGGCTAAAGGTTCGGTTAATCTAACCTTACCACTGGGATATTCTCCACAATCGCAAAATTGTGAAATTATAGCTAATTTTGATAAAAATTCATGTAATATAAGTTTGCCTATTAAACAAACATGGAGTACTCCAAATTTTTGGCAAGCTGTGGGAATAGATCAGTTATCTTGCAATTCAAATCCAAATTCTGCTCAGATTATATCAAATCCCTCTTCTACAATTCAAGTGAGACACAGTGGTAGTTTTACAATAACAAATAATTCTTCCATCAAACCAATTACATTTACATTTGATAAAAATAATTGGAAAAATCAAAATGGAACTGCTATAGATTCTTTACTTACTCCTGTAGAAATGAATCCTGATTCGCCTATCGTACTACAACCAAACGAAAGCAAGAAAATATCAGTGTCATTTGGAAAAAACAATTATAATAATCCATCTCAACCGGCTAGTATATATTTAACTTGTCCAGTTACAGCAACTACAGATTCAGATTATTATATTAATCCGATTTCTCAAAATACGTTTTATTTTTCATCCGATAAAAACAGCTGTGTTGTTACTACACTAAAAAATCCAAATTGGCCACAAGATATCGGTATTTCTGGTGGGGAAAATTCTATAAATTGTAATTGTGGAACATCTACATCTCCACAAATATGTGATCCTACACTTTTGACACAGATAAAACACACGGGAAGTTTTATAATTATAAATAACAATCCCGATTCAATGACAATTACTTTGAATCAAAATTGGACCAATAACGATGGTAGTGTATTAAATTCTTTGTTATCGCCTGTTACAATTGATCCTCAATCTCCCATTTCTATCGAACCATATAAATCTAAAAAAATAAGTATAGGAGTTGGAATTATAAATTATTCAAATTCAAACCAACCATCAAGTATTGATATAAAAAATCAAGCTGTAGCTACTCTTCCACCAGAATATACCGAGACATCTAAAAATATTACAATTAGATTTTTATCAGATAAAAATAAATGTAAAAAAGAAGTTGTTACTACTGTAATACCTCCTGTAGTTACGCCTGTAACAAGTAATTTAGGATGTATAAGTTATAATTCTAGTATGTTTGAAAGTTGGACGCAAATAAAACTTAGAACGGTGGTAACAATTGCATATAAAACTGGTACATCCGCTGATAAAACTTTTGCCAAAGCAGTTGTTAATGCTTTGCCAAATTCAGGATGTACATTACCAACAAGTATAACACAAGACGGTTATTCAGTTAGTATAAATTGGATTTTGGATACTGCAGGTGGACAAGAATATGTGTGTACACCAGGCACATCAGGTCAATTTTCAGGCACTTATACAGTTGTAACAACCAATTCCATATTAGGAAGTGCAAATTTTTATATATTGTTCTTAAGAAAAAACAATAATAATATAGACGCTGAAAGTTACATTAATTTGTGTCAAACAGGCGGAGTTTCGTCGGTTGGATAAAAAATATTGACGTTTTTCCGAATTTATGTTATATATATTCTTGAATGACACAGATGTGTTATTCACTATAGTGCTCGAGTGAGGCTATTAGGTTAATAAGTTCAATAGAATTATTAAAAGAAAGGTAAATATATGTCAGTAATTAAATATAGTCCGTTTGCATTGCGACACATTGATCGTGATGAGTTTTTAACACCATTTGACCGCGTATTCGATGAAGTATTTGCGGCACATTTCCCAGAACTAAATAAAGAGTTAGGTGTTGGTTTTTTTGAAAAACAAAGTTATCCCCGTGTAGATGTTGTTGATTACAATGACCGTGTAGAAATTCTAGCTGAAATTCCTGGTCTATCCAAAGATGAAGTATCTGTGGATGTACAAGAGAACGTGCTTACCATTAGTGGTCAAAAGATTAAAAATGTTGATGGTAGAGAATCAACTGGAAAGTATATTCGTAGGGAATTGAAACATAGTAGCTTTAAACGAAGTTTTACTTTGGGAGATCAAATAGATAGAAATAATCCCAGTGCAAAGTTTGAAAATGGGTTGTTGAGGGTGACTTTATCAAAGGTCAAACCAACAATTCCTGAAACCAAGAAGGTAAAGATTGATTAATATTCAATCAAGGTTATATTAAACCCCGCCATTAAATTGGCGGGGTTTTTTATTTCTATCTATTTATAGATATGATAAAATTTCATCATTTGGTAATAGCAACATCTTTTTTAATTGCAGGATGCGCTGCGTATTTCAGTGTATATGGTATTGGATTGTTATTTTCAGGTGCAACCATCGCAGCTATGATTATGGCTGGATCTTTAGAACTCGGCAAGTTGGTAACAACTAGTTGGTTATTTAGATACTGGAATAAAGTCAATTTTCTAATGAAGACATATATGATAATCGCAGTATTCGCATTGATGGCTATAACATCATTGGGTGTATTTGGATTTTTAACTGCTGCTTTTCAAAAATCATCGTTGGAAACCGAATTATCATTGAATAAAATTTCTACATTAGAGTCTCAAAAAAAAGAAGAGATTAATAAAATTGAATCTACAAAAAAATCTATAGAAAAACTCTATGTGTTAAGAAATAGTCAAGAAAATAGATTGAATGAAGTACTTACAAACGCATTAATCGCTCGTAATCCAATTCAACTACAAAATATTCAAAATCAAATTAACGATCAAATCACAGATCTTAACAAACAGTTAGAAAACGAAAATGACAAAATTAAAACCTATAGTGCTAAATCTACATCTATAGACGATGATATTTTCAAGTTGAAAGTGGATAATAGTCAGAAAAAAGACATTACAACCTTTAAATTCGTAGCGGATCAATTTAGTACAACTATTCAAAACGTAGTGAAATGGTTTATTGTGGTACTTATTACAGTATTCGATCCACTCGCCGTTGTACTATTATTGGCATATAATATAAGCACGAATAAAATTTATTCGGAAGATGACAAAAATTACGAATTGTATAAAAAACAAGAAAAGCCTACTGATGAATCTAACGTTGATCCAATTCCACCAACTCAAACCATAGTAGAAAAAATTGTTGAGAAGCCTGTTGAGGTTGAAAAGATAGTGGAGAAAATTATTGAAAAACCAGTTGAAGTTGAGAAAATTGTTGAGAAGCCTGTTGAGGTTGAAAAGATAGTGGAGAAAATAGTCGAGCGAAAAGGCAAAACGGGAGTAAGAGGAATGTTTAGTTTTTAACAATTAAAATAATTCTTTTATAATCTTTTATAATTTTGTAGTCGGTTCATATATATGTACTTATAAGTATGGATGAAACTGAACTTAAAGAATTGTATAAATTGATCAAAAGATCATACGACGAATCGTGTTGGAAAACCTTGAATGACGCTTTAGATTATATTTCGGAATTTGTGGAAGTGGACGAAGAACTACCTACAGACAATGATTGAAATTTTGTTATTAATATTACTGTTTGCATCAGTATCGGTTAATGTGTTTTTATTAATCACACTAAAAAAGTTATTTAGCCAGGTTGATATCTTAGAAGACTGGATAATAAACTTTAAAAAATCTGTAGAAAATACTTTTAATAAATTGAAAGACGTTGATAACCGTGGTATCTTTGAAAAAGATGACGACGTTGGTTTTCTTTTTTCTGATTTAAAACAAATAATCGAATCTTTAAATAAAAAGGTAAAAGAAGAAGAAACCGATAACGTTTGATATTATTACTTGAATGAAACAAACAAAAAAAAGTAAAGTCGCAAATAAAAAAACGACTAAAGTAGTAAAAGTTAAAAAACGTAAAATTACTTCTATGGTAAAAAGTCTTGATAAAAAAATAAAAAAACCAACTAAGATAACATCTTTTAAAAAGATAATTAAAAATGAACCACCTAAAAAAAATAAAAAAATAAAATTAGATATTACATATGAATCTAAGAAGATATCTGAGATAACAGTTCCAAGAAATATTACAGATAAAGATATAATAGTAATCAATGATTTAAATGCTATTAATAAAGAAGTAGAAGAGTTAACAGATGTAAGAAAAAAACGTCGTGGTAGAAACAAGAAAGAAAAGATTTATTTTTCTAAAAAAACGGAAGAAGCAATTGTTGAATATAATTTAGAATCAGATATTGCAAAGAGAAATGAAATATATGAAAATCGTATAAAGTACAGTTTTGACAAATTAGTTGAGAACATATTCAATACATTCAAATTCACTTATTTTGATAATAGTCCATTAGAAATTCAAAAAGAAACTGTAGCGCATTTGGTTTCGAATATGCATAAATTTGAAGCTGGTAAAGGTAAAGCTTTTAGTTATTTCAGTATTGTAGCCAAAAACTATTTGATATTTCATAATAATAACAATTATAAACGATTCAATCAACACGTAGACATTAGTGACACTCCAGGAGAAGATAGTGTCTGTTTACAAACAGAAGACGCTCATCATAAGACTATTCAAACCCAAGAGTTTATGAAATTGTTAATTAATTACTGGGAAAAAAATATAACAAAGATATTCACCAAACAAAAAGATCTTAATATAGCATATGCGGTAATCGAATTATTTCGTAGTAGCGATAGAATAGAGAATTTTAATAAAAAAACACTGTATCTTTATATCAGAGAATTGAGTAATTGCAAAACACAACAAATTACTAAAATCATTAATAAGATGAAATCATATCAAAATGTAGTTATGAAAAATTATATAGACAGTGGTAAAGTATAATACAAAACAAAACAAATAAACCACTCCGTTTGGAGTGGTTTTTCTATTTATAGATATATGGACTTAAATTTTGAAATTTACAAAGGAAAGAATTTTTCGGGTCTTTGTAAGGATATAGTGAAAAATTCCGAGAGCAAAAAGGATCAGATTGATATTCTGATATCAGAGTTACGAAGCTTGATAAAAACCATCAATGATGCTACGATCATTGTTCCTATGATCAAAGATTATTATGATGTAGGCATTAAAAACGATGAACAATTGGTTAAATTAGCCGCTGTTGTACAACGTTTAGTAGCTAAAGGCGAAGCTAGTGGTGAAGGAACTTCTATGGTTTTAAGTGAAGACGAACGTAAACAATTGATGGATGAAGTTATAACAATCAGTAAAGGTGAATAATATGGTAAGCACGGACATATCTAAATCAAATAAATCTCCTCAACTAAATGATCAACAAATAAAAGATTTGGTTGATGTTCGTTCACCTATACAACTTGCTGTAGTGGTCGATGTAATTTTTGATGAAACTCATATAAAATTACAAGATGCTTATAAACAAAAAATAAATCCACAAACCGTTCCGCTTAATTATAAAAATGAAGCCGCAAATGAAAATGATGTGGATTTTTCTTATATAGGTCGAGCTAAAGTAAGAATATTGTCTCAAGAAAAAAAGTCATCAGTTGAAAAATTGCCTTGGGCTATACCACTTGAACAAACCATCACACAATATCCATTGGTTAATGAATTGGTATTGGTGCAAAAGGTTGGAAACAATTATTACTATAGCAAACCATTAAACAAATTCAACTTCCCCAATAATATTGATTATACAGTTGAAACAGTATATAGCGAAGATGGAAAGCCGGCTGTACCTTTTTATTTTGATGGTAATAGAGCCACTTATACATCCGCTCCAATTTATTCAAAGTATAATAATATAGGATACGTGGGACAATATTTTATTTCAAATCCATTTATAAGATTGGTTAAGAAAAATGAAGGTGACACTGTAATAGAAAGTAGATTTGGTCAATCAATTCGATTTAGTGCATATGATGATAACAGACAAAATGATAAAGGTGTATATCCATCTTACGATTTAAATGGCAATTTATTGAAAGACTCAAGCGGCGGTGGATATGGTAATCCTAAAGTTACTATTAGAAATAGACAGAGAAATATTGCTTTGGATGAACCGCAACAATTACACCCTAAGTTACCACCTATTCCTAAAATTACACCTATTGAAAAGAATTTCGGTGGGCAAATACCAGAAGATATTAATAACGATGGATCCACTATTCAGTTAACAAGTGGCAGAACATCGAGCGATTGGAAAACTACAGTTTATAAAAATACATTTGGCAAAACATCAAATGGAGAACCAACTGAAGAACAAGTAAGATTCAATCCAAAAAATTCCACTCCATTTGTATTTCCAACTTTAAACGGCGATCAAATTGTAATAAATACTGATAGATTGGTGTTGAGCAGTAGGTTTGCAGAAACACTACATTTTAGTAAAAAACGTTATGCCGTAACTACTGATAGCGAATACACAGTAGACGCTAATGATAATGTAGTTATAACTACAAATAACACTGCTACTATAAATGCTCCACAAATATTTTTGGGTCAATATGGTGAAACTAATGAACCAGCATTATTGGGTCAAACAACTGTAGATTGGATGTATGATCTTTGTAATTGGTTATTGGATCACGTTCACTGGCATCATCACGTACACCCACATCCACATACACATCCTAGACTAGATCAGCAAGGAAGGACAACAACTCCAGAAAATACAAAGGATGCTAATCCGGATCAAACGCAAATACCAGTACAACAAATTAAACTACAATTATTAAGAGATAATTTACACAAGACACTAAGTAGACGAGTATTCGTTACTGGAGGCGGTTATGCTCCTGGCAGTAACGGAGTTAAACCAACTGGAAGTGGCGGAGAGTGTAAAGATCCAGTAGTAATTAATACAGTTACAGGAGCTGGAGTTGTCGGTGATTTCAAAGGTAGAAATCGTCGTGAAGGTCCAGTACAAGTTGAATTTGAATTTGAGAATTAATTATGAGTGATTATTATATAGCCTATGAAGAAACTGTACCTTGGAATGGTAGCGTTTTTAATGCTAACGAATATAGAAGAGCTATAAACTTATTCTATTCAAAAGTTGATCTTGTACAACCAAATGTAATAGTGGAGGATGGTGCTCCAACCCCAAATATTTCTGTAAAAAATTTATCTCCAGATGCAAATTTTCCCAACGAATTGAATTTTAGTTTAAGTGGAAAATTTTCAACATCAAAACGTGATGAATTAACCGGAAATTACTTAGCAAATGTTACTTTAAGTGGAGACGTTAAGGTTCCAAGACAAACATCTAGTGGAAAAACACTGAAAGTTATTATAGCATCTTCTTTTAAGACTACACGTGCTGTTGGAAAGACTCCAGGTGAAGCCTTCAATAATGCTTTTAAAGAACTAAGAGAATCTTTGCTACAAACTTTAGCTGATCAAGTTGGTGGTTCTGGTAAGGGAATTAAAGTGGAACGACAAGACCCATTTACCGATCCAGATCCTGCTTTAGTAGGACCACCTACACAAACGATATCAGGAGTTACAAATAAAGCTCCTGTGGTAGACAATCCTAACATAAAACTTCCAACACAAGAAGTAAAGGGGTTAGATGCAAATGCAGCACAACAAGCAGCCTCAAAAGCCCAGGACGCAGCGAGTAGTGCTACATCTCAAGTTAAAAGTGTAACTGGAGGATTAACATCACAGGTTCAAGGAGCTGCTGGACAGGCACAAGGTGCATTACAAGGAGCTACAGATCAAGTTCAAGGAGCTGCTGGACAAGCACAAGGTGCA